AGCCCTATCGGGCTGGCACTCATTCACCTCGCTTCGCTCGATAGGTCATTAAAATTTTCGGACATTGTTAAGGAATTAACTATTATGCTGAGAAAAAATTATCATGAGAAAAATTTTTCGGACATTGTTAAAATTTTCACAGTCCGCTTTTTTGGACACTTCGTTAAAGTTCTTTAACTTGAATACCAACTTACCTACTAAGTAGGTAGGGAGAGTAACCTACCTACTAAGTAGGTATGGAAATAAACAAAAAAGGAGCGAGGGCTTTCGCCCTCACTCTTAGCCGATTATTCAGCTTACTGTTTTGTCGCATTACTCGCCAGCCATGCGCGGAACTCGTCGGAAGCGGTTGCACCTGCGGGGAATGTCAGATAGGTATACTTGTTAGTCCCCCATGTGTTGCTGGAGAATGTGTACAAGGTATAGGTGTAACCCATAGTTGTTGTGTACTCAATCTTGGCCGTTGTGCAAATAAGGTTTCTAACCGTAGCCCTATTCGGATTGGAAGTATTGCCAATTGTGAAGTCCTGATTAGTGAAATAAACGTCGCTCTCCGGCGCATACAACCTCTCATTCAGAACCTACGTCCCAGCCAACTCCGGTAACTTCTGCGCCGCACGGAAACACACGATGCCGGAGCCGCCTTTTGCGCCACTTAGATATGAAATGGGTGTAGTTTCGTTGGCTCCTTTAGCGTAGTATACGCCACCACCACCACCGCCGCCAGTGTTTTCACCGCCAGCGCTTGCGGGTTGATATTGTGCGAACTTTCTATTTCCCCACGCGCCGGAGCCACCACCGCCACTACCGCCAGCACTAATTATAGGCGTATTTCCAATAAGATAGCGGCCACCACCGCCCCCGCCAGCGTACAATTTTCCGGTGCTTTCTCCAAACTCTCTTGTGGTTACTCCCTGTCCGCCTCCGCCGTCCGGTGTATAAGTACTGTAATATCCGTTTTCACCATTGCCGCCGTCAGAACCTCCGGCGCCAAAATCCGCGTTAGAGGTTACGCCCCCCCCGCCGCCACTTCCTCCTTCACGTCCTTGCATACTACGCTTTGCTTTGACACCGCTTGTGTTTTCTCTGTTAATGTACCCGGAGAACCCTCCGAGCGCGCTAAGTACAGTGCCAAAAGATGTGGTTCCACCTCGTTGTTCCTCAGTAGTGGTGGAGTTTTGGCTCGACCCTTGACCTATTGTAATATCATATTGCCCCGACGCATTATAATTTTTTCTGGTTGCGGTGTAGCCACTTCCCCCGCCGCCATACCCTTCGCCAGACGCCTTCGGAACCTGTGTAGCTACTCGCACCTCTCCGCCGCGACCACCTCCCCCAACACAGAAAATGTCAATCACAGCAGGGCTAAGAAATGTAATGGTGCCGCTTGTCAGTAACTCCACCACACCGTCTTTTCTCACATTATACTGCCCTGTATAGGTAAACTTCGGCACCGCCGCACCAACTTTACCCCTATATCCAGCATTTACAATCATCTTGTAATACTCCTTTCCAAAATTCATACCCACGGAAGACCCGCACCCGGCTGCCGTAGCACTCATGCCCAATAGACACCGCCCACCCACTAACACAACGAAACCGACTTATCCGAGGATAATCACGTTAAAGTAGATACTTGCGTCAGGAATACTGTCAGCGGTAAACGTCAGCGTACCAGCAGCCTGCGCCGTACATCTCACATTATTCTCCTGCGACTTTGCCCAGCCATCAGCGCTGGGACTGGTTACAATATTTGTAGTAGCAGTAACGCCAGCAGCCGCAACAGTCTGAGCATACGCTGTACCGCTCTGCGTCCAGTTGCCGTTGTTCAACAGCACCTTAATGCCAACACTCTTGACTGCGCCATCCTCTCTACTCATGAAATACGCCGCATCATGACCATTCAACGTATCAGCGTCAATCTCCGTACCGCCGCCACTCGGAGTAGAAGTAAACACTGTCAGCACCGTACCGTTCAGAATCGCCAGAACACTGGCGTTAATTTTCCACGCGCCGGTGGGCAGCGTCTCACCGGTGGTCAGCAGAGCTGTTACCTGAATGCCATCAACGGTACAAGTGTCGCCAGCAGTCCAGTTGCTTGTTGCAACGAACTTAATGACACTCGCGCCGGGCACAGTTCTGGTGATGGCATGAACCGTACCGCTCTTAACCTCCGTAGCGCTCTGCACCGCTGCCGTCTTGTTCGCATACATTCCAGCATCAATGTCCTGAATGTTCTGCGCTTCAACAGTCAGAGGGTTAAAAAGGTCAGCGCCCTCATACTGCTTAAATTTATAATGGGAAGTCTGCTTCATTTTTATTTACCTCCTTTAAGCAATTCCAAATATATTCTTACCGTTGTTGACCAGCTGCGTACAACTTGCGTTATACCCAACCACAATATTGACAGTCTTAGCAGCTGTCACAATCTGCTGCACCTTGGCAGCTTCGGTCATGTGCAGACCAGCAAGATAGTCAATCATGTCCTGAATAGAAACCCGCTCACCAGTAAACGGATTCAGCACTCTTACGCTGATAACCTGTTCACTAATTTGCTCAAGAATCCATTCGTTGTTCTGGGCAATTCGCGTATCGGTATACGCCCTGCCACCAGCAATTTCGTTGTCCTGTCGCTGGAAGTTAGCATCCATCTGATTCTGGAAACCAGACAGCGCGCCAGTTACGTTATCAACGAACTGGTCATAGTCACTTGCGAACTGCTGCAACGCCTTATTGTACTGCTCAATGCTCTTGGCAATCTCGCCATCAGTATACGCTTTAGCAGCAGCCAACACCTCATCAGAGAAATGATTCACCTGATTAACCAGTTCATTGGTCTTGGCGATAATCTGTCCCATTGCGTCCTGATAGCTAAGAGCGTCAGTGTATACAGTCGGCAGCACTTTCTGAATCCTAATACATATAGGCTCAATGTTTCCCCAGAGATTATTAGGCTCTCCCATTATTTCACCTCCTATCTTACAAAGTCCTCACTTGTTTTGATGAAAGCGTTGTAGCCCTTGCCGATAGCGTCTCTCATGTAGGCTTCGGCATACGCCTTTACCATGAACGCGCCAATCTGGACGTAGTACATGGTTTCCTTTTCTTCGGGCTTATCCGGCTTCGGTTCCACAAAATCCACGCCCATGTAGTTACAGATACCCAGCGCCACCGCTTCGCCCAGTTCGGTGATATGGCTGGTAATCCATGCCGCGCCCTCTTTACAGTCGTGATACTCAAGTTCACAGTAGGCGCAATAACCGTCACTGTTTTTCATTTCATACCACGTCTGGTTCTTGGGAGTTCCGCCGAAACCAACAGCTGCACCCGGAATATCCATAACAGCGTTATAGATATAAGTCGCCAGCCGCTTTCCCTCGGCGGTGCCATAGTTGTAGATATTCGTCCCCCTCCGTGTGGAGTTCTTCAAACCGGTAGCATTGGTATGAATAGGAACGTACAGCATAGGCTCTTTCAAGTCACGCACTTTCGCGTTTGCGTCTGCGATTCTTGCATACATAGAATCGCTGTCCGGTAGAAACGCTTTTACGTGTGACCTAATCAGAGCGTCATACGCTGCCTGTGCAATCTGCTCACACCAGAAACTTTCGTTATGGTTATTCCCATAGTACGTGTTTCCAATCTGATTGCTGGGGCTGAGATATACAAACATAGGTTGCTCCTTTCTTAGTCTAATAGACAGAAGAACAGAGGTTCAAGTTCTGCCATCAGTCTCATGTCAACGTTTACCAGCTTGTCAATGTATTCTCTTAGCAGCTTTGAATATGAGTCAGTCCCCTGTTTGCCGGTAATTCTCTCAACGTACTGCGCAGTAGAATTGCCGTTGCTGTTAGACGTTGCGTCATTGGCTTGGGCTGTAGTGAGATATTTGCCATCAAGCACATTCTGGATAGAACCCTGCGGGGTTTCGCTGTACTTGTTCACGCTGTTACCAGAACTGTTAGTGCTGTCGGTAGACGTGCCGTCATGCGTTCTGGTAATATCCACGTCAAACAGCGGGTTGAACTCCTGAGATACTGCTGCATACATTTTGTTGTACACAGGCATAAGCTCGTTCATATACGTGTCCAGCCTTAACCTCCAAAGACCAACGGTTTCGTGTGCAATCTCACGGAGATAGAAGTGCTTCAAGATTTTCGTTTCCAAGGTAAGCCTATACCCCTCATCCCATATAGGGAAATTCATGAAAATCTTGGGAGCTGCCAGAGCAACGATAGTGTTCACATCATCCGCTCCTACGCTTTCTTGCAATCCTGCGTAGCTTTCGCAGATAAATCTCACCTGTGCCGTATATTCACTCAAACGGTTTCACCCCTTTCGTTTTCCATTTGCACCAAGGAATACGATAACCGGCGGCGTTAAGATTGCACTGAATGTTGTGTTCTTTGAATGGGCACAAAGAACATTCCATAACATGACAGAACTGTGTCATAACTTCTTCAAACAGCTCCTCATTCTTCAACAGAGCTTCGGCGTTCAACATCTGTCACATCTTCCTCCTTTCCGTTATCTGTCATGTTCAGAAAATCGTCACGGTACTCAACAGAGATATTCAGCCCGAACATACGGTTAATTTGTTCACACGCTTGTTTGCGCATTTCCAGCCTTGAATATCTGCTGGCGATAGTGCCGCCCTGTGCCCTTGCAACTTCGTCCGTAATCATGCGTTCCTTTTTGACTGTGTTCACCGAACTAATGCCCATTCGTGTTAGCGCTTCATTCCACGTCTGTGTCTTTAGTTCATACAGGTCTTTGAACACGTTCGGTGCTCCGGTTGTCAGAACATCAAACGCTTTGTCAAGGTCGCTGCCCTTATTGGCGTAGATAACAGGCTGGTTTCCCTGCCACTTCATAAAGGCGTTTTCCAAACCAAGCTGCTGGTCAGGCGTGGTACGAATGAGAATAGGCGTTTTCTGGGCGTTCACGTTCACGTCAATAGCCCTGTCAATGTTCACAAGCTTTGCAGCAAAGAACTGAGCATCAGGTACAGAGGGATAACGCAAATAGTTGTTGTATATAATGACGCTGTTGTTTTCATTAAGCTGGTACTGATACCCGTTTACAGCGTATGCAGTTCTGATTTTAGGAACACGATAGACATTCATTTGTCCACCGATTCTTGCCTGCAAGCACAGGTATTCGTCCATAGCTTCATCATAGAAGAATATAGCGTAGCCCTCATTGAACAGCGTCATTTCCATGAATCGCGGGTCAATCCCGTTCGGGAGATTATGCCACTCAAACATGGTCATACCCAACTCGGACAGGTGATTGAAATAGTGGTTGTACGTGATCTGATTCATAACTGCACTATTCCAAAACTGAGACATGATACCGCCAAGGTTCTTGCACTTATTCTTTCCCATGGTTTACCTCCTTTCTATTGATTGAATATCATCAACACAAAGGACAGGTCGGTTTCTGGTACTTCATCACAGTTAAAGACCACCTTTCCGTCATCGCTTTGTGAGACACACTTCACGCCAGCGCTGGCAGCTTTTTCCCAGCTACCAGCAGTCGGTGAACTGATAATAGCGCTATCACCTGTAATTCTTGCGTTAGTATAAGTTTGTGTTTTGTTGTTCCAACCAGCCACCGGAAGATTAACTTCAACTTGGGTTAAGTCTACACAAGTAAACTGCCCCGCATTTATTGAAGTTCCGTTTGACAGTTGGAGAGTCAACTTATACTTTGCCATGTCATTACACCACCTCTGTAACCGTAGCTCCTGTCACACTTACACCCTGCGGACCAGTAGCACCCACTCTTTTTTCATTTCTGGCAGGTCGTTCCCGAACATCATGTGTTAATGGGGTTGGTGAAGTCCCCGTACTTACCCACATTGTTGATGTCGTTCCAGAACGTAACCCCGTTGTCGTATATTGCTTTGATAGCTTCTGCGTCAGATGCAGGAATGGAACCGGTGAACTCGCAGCCCTGCGTTTTGACGTAGTTCCAGTTGGCACGGGCGTTTCGGTTAGGCACCTTAACCTTGTGACACGGATATCCAAACTTACTCCAATATTCGTCAATGATTTTGGCGAACTGAGCTTTAATGGTGACGTGGCCTACCCAGAAGTCCATCTGTCCACTTGCAAAGATACTTCCAGTTGCCGGGGTTCCGGTAACATTAGGCGGCTGCACACTCTTGTCTCTGAGTTCACCAACCGTAGAGCTAACGCCAGTAACCAAAGAACTAACTCCACCAATAATATTACCCTGTGCAAACTGGCCTATTGCACCTACAACCTGATTAACCTTTCCGCTGATATAACTACCCTTGTTCTGTGCATACCACGCATTAAAAGCATCAACAGAGTAGCAGCACATAGGAAAGTCAGACAGAGCTATGATTTCGTTACAGTTACCAAGCAACGTCCCAATCGTTGTGTTTCCGCCAACCCCCTTATAGTAATCTGGCATAAGTCCAATATCACAGCTAAGAGACGGTGCACCAAACATTACTAATTGACAGTTGTTTGTGCTGAAATATTCATAACCAAGCTCTAATGTGCTACCAGAAAGATTAGTGATATACAAAAAGTTGTAAGGTTGAGTGAAAAGCTTTTTGTTTTTAGGAACGTAACCGTCAATGTCGGAGTAGTTTTTCGAGTAAGTTATTGCCGTAGTCATAGGTGCTTTACCAGATGTGCTAATAAATGTTTTATAAACAGTTGGGCACATGATAACACCTACAATGCAACCGGGGGCTTTACCGGCGGTTGTACAATCGACTATAAAGGTGTTTGCAGCCTCCGCAGTATCAAACCAAAACGGTTTTGCAGCAGAGTACAAATTTCCATAAAACCCGCCAGTAACGTCCGCAGACGTTGTGGGGTCATACGTCGAATAAACAACAATACCGTATTCGTTTAATTTATTCGTAGGAAGAAAGTCCCTAAACACATACTCGCCACGCTCCAATCTATCATCAATAAGATTGTCACCAGCTACATCCGTACTGCTATGCTCTCTCTCCACAAACACCGGGTCAAGACTATAATCAAACAGCCACGTCTGCATGATATCAATCTCATACCGGATGAGCGTAGTAGCCTCATTCACATACTCCACATCAGTGACAAACGCATAGAACCATCTATCATACGTCATTGCCTCACTGTTGTAGTTTCGGAACATCATGTAGTTGCAGTTCAGCACATTGCCAACATTCGTAGCAAGCTTGATATACCCTCTACCATGCCTCTGGTAGCTCTGATTGACAAATGTCAAGTCACCAGTTGTATACCCCAGAAATGTATTGGCTTGCTGCTCCTTAGAACTGAAAAGCACCGTATGCTGATAAGTCGGGTCAAGCGGGACATTCTTCATCAGATATACAGTGCTGTTAGGTTCAACATACATATTCAATTCCTCCTTTCTTCAAGATAGAGGGGAGAGATTTCTCCCTCCCCTCATAGGGAGTTCCTTACGCAGCGGTGATAGTAATCACGCACTCATCAAACTTCGTGCTATCGAACACGGAAGTACACTTGATAGTGCAGCTACCAGCCGCAGCCTTAGCGTCAATCTTGACGTTACCGGCCTTGTCAACCGTAACGGTAGACGCATAGGACGCAGTAGCCACAGTCCAGTTAACCTCCTGAGAGGCGAAGCCAGTGGTCACAACGTCAGCAGACAGGCTCACACTCTGACCAGCCTTGGCGCTAACAGCGTCAGGGGACACGGTGACAGAGGTCACGCCGGGAGTAGCGGGCACATACACGACAGCGTTCTCAAACGGGCTGTTGGAGAAAATCTTCCACACGTGGTAGAAGTAGTTCCAGTACAGACCCTGACCGTTGTAGTTCTCGGTGAACTGCATCAGGTTGTCGTACACCATGAACCAGTCCTTACCGACAGACACGGCGGGAATGGCGTTCAGCGCTTCCAGCTCGGCAGAGCCAATCTCGGTATAGGTGGGGTCGTCAGCAAACAGCTGATTAAGACGCGCCACGTCCAGAGTGCCGAAAGAATCAATAGTGATAACGTGACCCATAAAGTCAGCCTTATCCATATTGAACGCAGCAGCCAGAGTGTTCACGTCAATGACCGCCTTTGCCTTGGCGCTCATGATGAGGTACTGGTCGTTATACTCGGTGTGCTGGAACACACCAGCGGGGTTGTACTCCGTGGACGGGAACACCATCAGGTTGGAAGTTTCCTTGATGGTGGTGGTCACAGCATTGGAGTTCGCAGCGGTGAGAGCGTCCACGGTTACGGGATGGAAACGACCAGCCAGAATCTGCTTTGCCAGCAGATACTTCATGGTGATGAACTCATCGTAGTTGGCTGCGGTATACATCTGGTCAACGATACCGGCGATGAGCTGAGAGATACCGTCAGCGGACAGGAACGCCTGTCTCAGCTGCTCCTGCTGAATGGTTGCCTTGTAGAACTTCTGATAGTTCATTACATGGAACGCAGAGCGAACGTCGGGAATCTCCCGCTTGTACACTTCCTGCTCGGCAACAGCGGGGTCATACTGGAAAGGCTTGGCAATGTTCACGAAAATCTCTTCGATAGTCTCGCCGTATTCCAGCATACCCTTTTTGAACATCTCCCAAGGGTTGGAGTACATCTTGCTGGTGAGAATCACACGACCAATGCGATTCACCAGAGCGGACAGGAACTCATTCTGGAGCTGGGGCATATCCATGATGATAGCGCCAATCTCACGAATGTTGTCCGGGTCATTGGTAGCGACAGGTACATAGTTCTGATAATTGACGGTGGCGCTATTACGAATAGCGTTCAGCACATCAATAGAACTATTGGTGAGGGTTTTAATCTTAGGCTTAGTGGGCATTGTTATGTTCTCCTTTTCTTAAACTTCGGTGAACAGGTCATTCACCTGAATGGTAGTAGCCCTATCGGGTTCTGTGGGTTCGGGGTCTTTGACTTCGGGCGGCAGCTTCTCGCTGTCAACGCCAGAGAAGAATCTGTCGCGGTATCTCTGTCGCCAACTCTTGTCCAGCTCATCCTTTGCGTTGTTAGCTTCGTTGAGCTGCTGCTCAAGTTCACTAATGCGCTGCTGGCTATCGCTGCCTGAGAAACCATCAAAGGTATCGGTCATGTTCTCTACGAACTGCATTGCAGCATCAGAGGTATCATCACCGATTCTCGCCTTGATAGCTTCCAAAAACTGTTCTCTGTTAAGCTTTGCCATGGTACATTCTCCTTTAATATATTCCGCGCATTACGCGCCGTTTCCTGTTTCCAACCATCATCCATACGGGTAAGCCCCTCCGCTTAGTTGGTGACGGTTCCGGTGGCGTTGGCGGTTCTTGCCCCGTAAAGTAAGTGTACCACTTGTCTGCGGCAGCCGCTCTCAAAGGTGCTTGACCGTTCGGGTCTGCGGGGTGTTCATAATACCAACACCAATACTTGGCAAGAGTTGCCGGGTCTAAATCTGAGTTACAAAACTCTGCAAAACTCATTGGTGGATTAGAAGGTGTAACTTGAGGGTTACGAAACCATACAGCTGACGGCTGGTTTTGTAATTGCCACAGAATGAACTCAAGTTGAAGCGCTCCTTTGTCCTGCCAACCGCTGTTAAAATCCGCTGCAATTCCATTATCGTTAAGCCAGCCCGTAAGCTTAGTATACGGTGTCCAGCCAGCAAGTCCACAGCCGGGGTAGTACCCGTTCTGCTGTTTGAAAGCTTCTGGGTCTGTTGCAAGACTTTCAACGATACCAGGATTTATAGTGGATTCATATTCAAAGTTTGCGATAATAGCACAGGTAGCATTTACAGAAAAACGACTTGCCTGTATACCACGAAACCATGAATAGCAAACGTCTGCGTTGTTTTGCTGCTCAGAAACCGACAGGTATCTGTTGCCAAAAATAAAGGTGTCTGGCATTAGTTAACGTCCTCCTTGATACCGTCCAGTCGGTTGATAAGCTTGTTCATCACAATGGTGTTTTCAGTCAGGGCTTGCTGGATTCCCGACATTTCTTCGTGGTGGCTGGCAGTAAGATGCTCGACAGTCTCGGTGAACTGCTTTGTCATTTTATCCGTTTCCTCGGACTGCTTCTGCCACATCTTGTAGACGAAAAATCCAAGAGCGATACACGCTGCAAGGGGGAATCCCAAAGACGAAATGAGATTAGTCCAAACTTCCATTTGCATTTACCTCCTTCCCTAACTTTTACGATTTAATTGTAGCACATTTACTTGACAAATGCAAGCTTTTTTGGTACAATTAAGTAAAGAAATTTTAAGGGAGTGAAGTCCTGTGAGCCAGTATTATGATGGAACAAAGCTGCTTTCCATGCTGGACATTAACGGTAAGAAACCTGAGATTTACATGACCACCACCAACAGAACTGGTGGTAAAACTACTTACTTCGGTAGACTGCTTGTGAATCGTTTCAAGAAAACCGGTGCAAAATTTTGCCTGTTGTATCGTTTTAATTACGAACTGGATGAAGTTGCTGATAAGTTCTTTAAGGACATTGGCAGTTTGTTCTTCCCGGATGACGATATGTCTGAAAAGACAAGACAAAAGGGTAAGTATAAAGAGCTGTTTCTTAATGACATATCTTGCGGATATGCAATTGCAATCAATGACGCTGATAGTATTAAGAAACTGTCCCATCTGTTCAGTGATACGTCTGCAATGTTCTTTGATGAGTTTCAGAGCGAAACTAATAAGTATGCCCCTGACGAAATTAAAAAGCTTATCTCTATTCATACTTCCCTTGCCAGAGGACAGAACAAACAGGTTAGATATTTGCCGATTTACATGTGCGCTAACCCTGTTTCGCTCATCAATCCGTACTATGTGGAACTGGGCATCACCGGCAGGTTGAAAGCTGATACCAACTTTCTAAAGGGTGACGGGTTTGTTCTTGAACAGGGCTTCGTTGAAGCAGCAAGCACCGCTCAGAAAGAAAGCGGATTCAACAGAGCTTTTGCACAGAATGATTATGTTGCCTATGCTTCTGAGTGCGTGTATCTGAATGACAGTTCTGCGTTTATTGACACACCTAAAGGTAGAAGTAATTACATTGCTACTCTTAGAAGTGGTAATAAGAGATTTGCCATCAGAGAATATCTTGATGAGGGCGTTGTCTATTGCGATAAACGTATTGACGATTCTTTCCCCGTTAAGATAACCGTTTCTGCAAATGACCATGACGTTAATTATGTCATGCTCAAACGCAGCGACTTGTTTCTGTCTACCATGCGCTACTACTTTGAGCGCGGGTGTTTCAGATTCAAGGACATTGAGTGCAAGGAAATTGTTCTTAAAGCACTCAGCTATTAAGTGTTCATCCGCTAATATCCTCAGTCGTTCGTCTTATCCGCAACGCCGGGTTGCAAGGTGTGAAAACCTCCGGGGTTGGGTCGGGTTCGCAGCCCGCTTGTAAGCGCCGCCTGTTGTGGATATTGGGTGAAATAGGGAGAGGTGAGGTTACTCACCTCTTCTTTATTCCTCCTGACTGAAATAACACTTACCCGTACAGTTATGCAAATCCTCACAGCTGTAACAAGCGCAATCATAACAACTAAAATAGTATTCGCTCTCATAAGGGCCAAGTTTCTACATAAGTTTAGGAACTATGCAACCCTTGCACATATCGGTGGGCGTGTTAATCATGTCCATCACTACACCTCCTGCATCCAGAACTCGCGGCGGCAATCTGCACAATATAGGCTGTTACAATATAGCATTTTGCATATTCTTTTCCACCTCACAAGGCCATATGTTAACTATGCCTTTGGCTGTAACTCTGGCATTTGGGTACTGTTCCAGAAAAACACTTTGTCGTGTTTTGCGTGGGTGCGCGGCGGACCATTGCTCTACAGCGCTAACCACATGTCCACCATCTATATTCCTGAGCAAGCGACAGTGTTCTAAGTACAACGGACAACCATCACAACTTTCTGAATAACTATCGCACATCCTATTTCGTTCCTCAATAAATTTTACAGCATCCATCACATTTCCTCCAATTTTTTACCTTTTAGCCGCTTGGCCTCTTTCAATGTCATACGGCAATTTGTTTATTCTTCTTGCAAAGTTAGGGTTCACCATACAATCTGGTTCAGGGCATTTGAAGCAATCATCAGAATAAGGGCACACGCCTTTCTTATAATATGCCTCAATAATGGTTGGCTCACTTTTTCTTTTTGACCTCTTTTGCGCCATTAACTTTCACCTCCCGCGAATATTTTGCAAGCTGTGCCTGAAACCAGTTGAGGCCATCGTTAAAGCCTTTCTTGTAATCATAATCGGGATAACCCTTTATCGGATGAGCAAAGCCGACAGCTGCAAGAACTTCCTCGGGGTCATATATCTTGTACAATTACTCACCTCATTTCATAACTGGTATCTACCAGTAATATTCCTCCCTTTATTCTCTTAGGCAATAGCTTACTTGGAACTATCAGCCCTTGATGAAAATCCTCTAATGTTCTACGCTGAGACACAAACTTCTTTTCATCCTCAGTAAGTTCTCCCTTAACCTCACCTGTCAAGCTCATCACGAATAGGTCTTTACACCTCTGAGGCATACCCGCACATTTCACGTTGTAATACGGTTCGCAATCCTCTAAGTCCTCTTTGACAACGTGTTCAATATACGTTTTCTGCCTTGTGAATGTGCCCACATCCCAACAGCTTTCCAACTTCCAGCAGCAAAAATCTGTGGGATGAACCTTTATACCTACAATTTCCTCAGGCGGCAAGTCACAATGGATACTGTCAGTGTCCGCATAGATGAAACCGGGTTTATCCAAACCGTGATAGTTCTTTTGTGCTGCACGAATGGTAAAGTTTCTCGCGTAACTGGTTATTGCAGAGCCAATAGGAATATAACCGGGCTTCTTCTTTGCTTCTATTACAGGCATAAATCCCACCACACCATCATCTTTCACATAAGCCAGCTTGAAACTGCTGTCAGTGCTACTTGCCATCTTACCATACAGATTGTTTAAGAACAGCTTGGTAAGCTCACGCATAGCACCTTTGCTCTCCTGCTTTATCTTCTTGTACTTTGCCATGTAGCTATCGAACAAACCTTTCTCTGCTTTGAACACAGCACCGTCAAGTATCTCTGTATCTTTCAGGTCGTAGTGCTCTATCATCAACTGAAAGTCAGTCTGTGTCATAGTCATTTCTACAATGGCCTCCTGTACGTTACCATCTAAATCAATGTACTGTGAATAATAATTTCCATCATCTGGGTTCAGTACATCAGAGGTTGTGAGGAACTCATTGGCTTTGTACAAACAATTGTGTTTCAGCTGTATTGTTGGCAGCATACCGGGTTTGATATAAAAGCGGGTTCTCAACCTAACGAACCAATACTGCCCATCCATTATCTCAGGCACTCGCATGAATGGTTCATCGCAGAAATTGCCTTTCCAAAACCACGGCCTACCGACTGGGTAATAGTTTCCGCTTTCGCTGCTCATCATTGATGGATAAAGACTGTTCACATCAGCTGTCGTGCCGTTGTGAAACTCTCTCTGTTCCTTTCCTTTGACTAAGTAACACCACCCTCCACGATATGAAGCTCGAATATAGTCACCGACTGTTTCTATTCCATCCACCTTGCTACCGTATGCCAGCTTCATATCCTCTGCGTATAGGTCTGGCAGCTTCTCGTCATAGGTGCTCATGTCAAAACCCATTTCCATGGACTTCTTGTACCCGTCTTTGAACTCTTGCAAGCAACAGGCTCCAATTGTCAGCTTGTCATGCCCCTCTTTGAACATGATTTCCAGCGCCTCTTTGACAACCAGTACATCGTTTGCTATATACTTCTGTTCCTCAGGTGTTATCTCACATCCAGCGTAACGATAACCGGTGTACTCCATGTCCAGCTTTTGGTGCTTAGTCTTGAACGCCTTGCCTATGCGCTTCACACTGAACGGTAGCAACTTCAAGCTATCCCGTATCTCGATGAAATGATTGTTTACTTTAATGGTTATGGTGTACCATTGGCCCATAGCGGAGATGGAATACTTAAAGCTGTTGTTCTTCATCTTAGCCTTAGGCAACCACTCAACATCGTTTTCCTCTTTTCCTGTTCGGAGATATGCTTGCCTGTATTTCTTCTGTACAAGCAAATAGTCTATCCAGAAACTACCATCAAACTTAAGATTGTGGTAATAGATAACCACATTCTTATGAATATTTGAAAGGTAATTAAAAGTTTCCTCTATGCTATGGTGTATCTGCACATCCTCAGAGAACAAAGGAACAACGGCGCTTGCCCACACTTCGGTGTGGTCTTGCCCTTTGTATACGGTTGTTTCAAAATCCCCAACGAGATACAAGGGTTTTCTCATTGTTTCCTCACCACCTCTGGCTGTTTCTTCGTGAGATACAACGGAGTTCAGAAACTCGAAGAAATTAGATAGTCTCATCTTCCTCAAATTCATAGCTATCATTCCTCTCGTCCATTTCTTCCCAAATATCCCGTACACGTTTTCCGTAACCTAAGTTATGCTTAGATACAACACCATAAAACGCTGTGATTGCACCCATTACCCATTCCTTATCTACTTTTGACGGTGGCAAATGCAGATATATTCCTGCTCCGTCTTGGTCTGCCAGCATAAGCATTGAGGCGAACCGATTTCTACCTATATCATGCAGTAAACCAGTCATAGCGTCAAAGTAATACTGCACGGCACTTACATCGTCAGACGGTTGAGGGGCAGACAAACGCTCTGATATTTCACTGAAAAAATTATCCACGGCTATATCAGAAACACGGGGCAAGTTTTTTATCTGCTCAAACTTTTCTTTACGAGTCTGTGCTGCTTTCTTGCCTGAGCCCTTACGTTTACCAGCACCTTTCTTTGCGCTCTCGCTCAACTGGTCGTGCGTTAGACGTTCTCTACCACGCCTCAGGTTTTCTGCTCTTTGTTTCTTTTCTTCCTCAGTCAAAGGACGGCGCGGCTTGTGCACATAATCTGGCTTTTTCGTGCCGCCAACAGATTTGCCTTTCTTCTGCTTTGCTCTCTTGGTCGGCTTTATTCCTGCGCTCTCAAGCTCTGCCTTTTCACGGACGTAATCCATCGTAATGGCTTCTGCCTGTGCGATATGCTTCTTGGTAATTTTATCCGGAGTTTTTGGTTTAATGCTGGCAACGTCCTCAATACCAATGGAACGCGCCATGTTTTCGATACGCAGCATTTCACGCTGCCATGCTTTTTGGTTGGGGGTCATTCGTCTTGCCATGTTTGGCACCTCCTTATAACAGAACTATCCATAACCACAGCGATACACCGCAGCAGATACGCCCTGCCCATTTCGAATATGATTCTTTTCCTGCAAACACGTCCAGCACGTCAAAAGCGACGAACAGGCCACCACTGAACATGAGCATAGAAATAATGATGGCTATTGCTACTCTCATTCTCCCTCCTTAGAAGTGAGCGCCCCATATTTCAGGGGCGCTCTTGTTTGTCTCAGAACCACTCGTCCATGGACTTGTCCTCATAGGGCTTGCCCTTTTCGTAATTGGACACCCACAGAACGCCCACCGCCTTGGCTTCGCCTGTCACCTCGTCGGTATAGGTTTCCTTTGCCATGTTGCAATCGCCCTTGCGGAGAACGATATTTGCGGGGCATTCGGGGGCGCCGCATTCCTCGCGGAACTTCACCTTGTTCGCCTTGTCGCGTCCGGGCATAGTGGTGAAGTAGGTGAAGAACGTTTTCTTGCCGTCCTTGGAAGTGCGCTTCTTTGCGAAAATGGTCAGCTCAAGTGTCTTTTCCATGGTCTGTTCCTCCTTTCACTCAGCGCTCAACGGGTACGGAGATAGCGAGGAACTGTTCCTCATCCACGCCGCGCAGCTGCTCCTTTACCTCGGAGCCGATAACGTACACGACCTTGAGGGTATCGGGGTCCAGCTTCTTCTTGGCGGCTTTCAGAATCTTGTCGTTGTCGGGCAGAACGTGAGGCAGCGTCAGGGTCTTGGGTTCGGTTGCGTTGGTGGTTACGTCCATCGTCATGACGGTAACCTCCTGAGTGCGGAATGTGCGTGTAATCATCTTTGCCATAATTTTTGGTCTTTCTCACCTTATTAAATATAATCTGTGTGGACACCTGCCATCATCAGACACCGGGCGGTGAAATCGGTGTGACGGAAAAGCGCTTAGTGGCGCTTTTTCCGTTTCGGCTTGTCCATGTAATCAAGAACACAGAGGATCCATACTGCAAATTGAAGTGCAACCGCTATGATAATAGCGATGAAAAACCAGCCGCTAATGGTTATTGTAATCGGCTCAATGCTCATTGTAGTATTCCTCCATTTCCTGAAGTTTCGCGTCCTGCTGGTGGTACAAGGCAATCGCCGCTGCAAAATCTACAATATCGGCGTTGGTTGCCTGAAAAGTGAACACCGCACCAGAAATTTTTACAGTACGTTCAATCCATGGATGGGATTTTATCCATTCTAAAACAAAATCGTACTCGGGTTTAGAATTAACGGTAAAATCAATTGTATATACACGCTTTCCCCATCTTTTCAAATCCATGTTTGTACCTCCGCTTATCACTGTCTAAAGGATAACATATATTTAGGTTTTTGTAAAGCATGAGTTTTGAATGACTCATGCGCTACGCATTAGCGCGGCTTATATCGAACAGAGGTTCGGTATAAGCTCTGCTAATGTGTATAAGTTTTACTTATATTCGATTGTGTAGGTGTTGCGGTATGTCTCCACATTCAGCATGATAACGCCTGTTTCTTTATCCTCATAAAGCCAACCACATGTAAAAGTCTGAGAATTAAAAGAGATGATGCAGAACCGCCAGCCGTCCATTTCGGAACACTTTATTAAACACCACTCATAAGCGTTTCTTTTAGCTTTTGAGAAAGATTTATAACAATATTCTAAATTATACAGGTTGCTGCTGCAAAAGCGCTCAATAATGTCTTGTGCCTTTTTGGTATTTCTGTTCAGTTTCATGTCTTTTCTCCGCTGCTTATGGGCGCAGCTGCCCAAAGTTGGGTATGTTTCACATGAAACACCCGGACACGCAAGTGGGTTATTGCTTGCGTGTTTCGTCTTAATTCTCAAAGACTCATCAGCGGGTTTAATCTTCATCAGGGAAATAAATTTTTGCAATCGCCTTGAAATGCTCTTTATCCTCAAGCAACATGAGAACGGAACTTAATTCCGTAGCGCGTATCAATTCGCGATTTGCTTTTTCGTTCTTGCCATTTTCTTCATAAATACGCCGCAAAGCGTGTGAGCTCTCATACATGGCACGAATAACTTTAATCTGATTAGCTTTGGTATTTTTCATTGCGTTTACTCCGCTACTTATAGGCGCAGCTGCCTAAAATATGGGTTATACCCGGACACGCACGATATTAAATTGTCAAGGTACACCACGCGCCACTTACCGGCGACTTATAGGGGGGCGCGCCCTCATGTTGGCTGTATTGCGCTTCCGTTTTGGATTGTCTATATGGTAGCACAGTGTTTAACCATTGTCAACCCCTTTTTTCAAATTTTTTGAAAAAATTTTTTCTCCCCTGTGCGATTATATTGTACGCGCGTATTATATACATTATATCGCTATAGCTGTTAAAATTATAACATTAACCAGCGTGAAATGTTTAACAATATTCATAGCAAGTTGTGAAAATTTTAACAATCTCAGAAATTTCTACCTACCGAATTGGTAGGTAGGATAGTTAGTACACAAACTACTTTATTATGATAAAGCGTACTTATTTAGTATAATAAAGAATTGTGTGAAATTTTTAACAATGTCCAAATTTTGAAAAGTGAATGGCAGGACGCGCAAGCGCCCATCAAATGTACGTCATGACGTTCAGAATGAACGACATGGCGTTCAGAATGAACGACATGGCGTTCG